AGCGTTTCATTTCGTTTTTAGTCATGGATTTACCCATTGTGTTCATCATCTGACGGTTGTAGTCCTCAGATGCACGAACCTCATTCTCACCACCTTGGCGAGCCATGCGGTCAATATCAGCTTGAGTGGCTTTACCCATAGATTGTTTGCCGTATTCTTTATTCATCATTTTCTAGCCTTTCTTTTGACTTTTCGTGCCGTTGTGAGTGCAATAGCAATTGCTTGCTTTTGCGGCTTACCTGCCTTCATTTCTCTACGAATGTTGGCAGAAATGGTTTTTTGACTACTACCTTGTTTGTGTGGCATCTTATTCTCCAGTTACGGTTTCAACGATTGCGCCTACAGGTCTTGGGACTGCATACCCCAAAATAGCATTGTTAATTAATCGCTGAGTGAATGACATCTTATCTGCCAATGACGCTGGGGCTACATAGATTTCGTTTAACTTTGAGGCAATAGCATCTGTTTGGGCTTTGTCCATCAATCCGTACTTAGTCAATCTATTACTTATGTATTTCCAATCGTCAATTGCTCCTTTTAAGCTAGTTCCTGCTTTAGTGGCAATAACTTCACCAATAGCTTTAGCAAACTTTCCTTTGCCATCAGTCTCTGCCAAAACAATACGAGACATCTCTTCCCATTCAGCGTCTTTTTTATTAAAAACAATGTCTCTCAAGCGTTCAGGGTCTGTTGTATCAGCAAGAATGACTTTTGCTTTGTCCTCTGCGGCTTGCCTTACTGCTGACGCTTCTTTTCCAGCTTGCGTTGTAACTGCTTCTGCTTCTTTTCTAGAAGTAGCTTTAATTTCAGATGCCGTTTTCTTTTGTCCCTTTAATCCTAATGCGGCATCTTTTATTCGTTGTTGCTCAACTTTTGCCACTTGGGTTTCAGCCTCAGACATAACTCTTGGGATTTTTTGTTTTGTCAAAATGTTTGGCAAACTCTCTGCTTCTGTACGCAAAGCTGTAGCAAATTGCCCTCTCGCTCCACCAAACCGTTCTGCTCTTGCAAGATTTGCAACATAAGACTGTAGTTTTCCACCCAAGTCAGACAAAGATGGATGAGATAAGAAATCTCTGTTCTTTGCTTGGCTCATCCATGCACTTGCTTGTTGAGCATTCATACCTCTAATTTGACCAGCAACATAGTCACCAGCAGTCTGTCTTACCAAACGCTCATCACCTGTTAAGTTGATTAACCTATCAACACCTGTCCTATTGCCAAAAAATACATTTGCCAGTTCAGCGGGTGGTTTCAACACATCTGCTGTGCCTTGCTCTATCTCAGTTAAGGATTTACCTGCTTTTGTCTCAAACTGCTCTAAACGCCTTGTGGCTTGTGACCAGTTGTCTTGCAAGGCTTTACGCTCTACTTTACCAACATAATCCTCTTGTAACCTCTTTAACAAACCATACATATTTTGTTGAATCTGACCTTTAACAGCTTCGTAGCCTTCAGGTGGGTTCTTAAATACTGTGCCAGCAAACCTACGAGCATCATCAGCAGCCTCAAAAGAAGAACGGAAAACTCTGTAAAACGTACCACCTTCTTCCTGCACAGGAAAACCATTTCTTGATGCAGCTTCTGCTTGTTCTTTTGTCAGCTCATATCGTCTGTCAATTACAGAGTCCCGTATACGCTTGTAAAAGGCAAGCACCCCAGGGTCTGTAACTTTACGTACTGTTGGAGAGGTAACTGGGTCAAAAGGTCTTGTAAGTGCTTCTATCTGTTTATACGAATCCATGTCAGACAGCTTGACACCTGCGGCTTCGTTTGCAGCAACAATTTTTGCTTGCTCTTGACGCAGAGTTTTATCAAGCACATCTCTTTCATCAATAATGGCTTTTTGTCTTGCTAGGGTAGTCTCTTGAACAGGAGTAAAAACATCTGTTAACGGCTTATCTTGTCCAATAGTTTTTATCTCGCCTTGAGCCGCACCTATGTTTCTCTCACTTCTTTGTGTTAATTCACCTGTCTTTTGTCTAAGGCTTGCAACTTGAGTGCGAGTTTGTTTTTCAAGTTGTTGTACTTGAGCTTGAGCTTTAGTCAGAATATCTTTTGCATCTATCTCTGCAATCTGTCGTATAGCAGGACTGTATGACCTTGCTTTAGCTCTGATGTCATCTGCACGTTTTGTTGCATCATCCAAAATTCTTCTTGACTGTGCAGCGGCTTGCGACTCTATTGCACCAGCATCTGTTGCCGCTGTACTACGCAAACGTGCAACATCCTTCTGCAACATTTCAACAATTTCTTTTTCTGCCGTTATGCTGCTTTGACCACCACGGATGTCATCTAGCTTTTTCTGGATGAACGCACGTTGTTCTCCTGAAAGGTTGGGTGCATTAACACCTTGTTCTTGTAATAACTGTCCTACAGTTCTACCTGTAGAAAATCCAGGTATATTAGCTTTTGTAGCCAAGGCAGAAATTAATCCACCTGCTCTTGTGCCTAAATATTGAATAGGAACAGGAACAAGAGTACTGGCTGTCAGTCGAGTCAACTCAGCACCAAGGCCAGGGCCATACTGAGATTCATAAACTTGACCAGCAGTCTCACCAGTTATACCGCCAACTACACCTGTTGCCATTGCCGCAGGGCGTGATGCCTTCATTGTTGTGCCAGCTAACTCCAAACCCGTACCTACATACTTTGCCGCTCTTCCAACAGGGCCAGGTAAAGCCTCACCCTTGCGAATAACCTTGCCTGTTGTTTCTGCTACCTCAGGAAACACAGAGCCAGCAATACCGCCTATTAAACCTTGCCGACCTACTTCAACAGCTTGGTTGAGTATGTTTTTCTTGGGCTTGTCTTCTGCATAAGTTTGTTCAGATATAGGTTGGTCAACAATATCTACATCAGACAGTTTTAATTTGACTGGCTTGTCTTCGGTTGCTTCAGAAAGTTTCATTTCACTTCCTCTATATCAGGGTCATTAGGGTCATCAAGGCTAATAATTTGGTAAGTCTTATTCCCTTTTTTAATTATTTGTCCCATCTCATATTTACTTTGTCTGTCTTCTGACGGCATACTTGTGTTTGGAACAATTTGAGGTTGCGTCAAAAGCTGTTCCATTTTCTTGCCTAACGGTTTTCTGTTTGCCTTTAATACATCTAAAGTGTCTTCCACACTAAACGGAACAGTTTTATTTATTCTTTCAATATTTCTAAGATTGTTTTGTTTCTGACCAGGTGTTGCTCCTGGCATTTCACCATGTACTTTTATACCTGTTTCAATCTCTTGTTTAACACGTGCAAGATAGATTGCCATGTTAATAGCATCATCTCCCTCTCTTGGTTTAAGTGCGCTAAAACTTGCTATTGCTCCTCTTGTTGAACCATTAGCAAGACCTTGTGCTTCCAATCTAGCAAGAGCAGCATCTAAGCTATTTGCTATTTGCTCAAACGCTCTTTGGTCTTTATCAGTAACTTTTCGTGCGGCAAAAGCAGTAATGTTCCGCAATACAGTATCTCTGTCTGCGCCTATCATTCCAGCAAAAATAGGAGACTCAGCTACTGCTGGCAAGTTTGTCAAGTTAACTAAATCGTTGGTAGCATTTTCAATGTTGCCATACACCCGTGAAGCAAATGTCAAAGCATTTTGACCTTGTTTGCCTGGTTGTCCAGCCTTTAACTCTGACAATTCTTTTTGTTGTACTCTACCAAGCCTTGCTCTTTCATTTGCTGCTTCACGATTCAATCTTGCTATTCGGTCTGCATCCGCTCTAGCTTTTGCGGCATCTGCTCTAGCATTAGCTTCTTTCGCATTACTATTGATGAGTCCAGCAACAGTGTTTAAATCTTCTCTGGCTTTACGGACATTTCCCAAAACAGCAATATCACCTTGACGCAAACGCATAGCTTTCAAAACTGGAGAATCAGATTCTGCTAGAGCCATAGTGACCATCAAGTCACCCTTTTCCTTGTCGTATTTCTTTACTTCCATAGCCTCTGTTAACGCTTTTTCAAGCGTGGCTACCTTTGCTTGCATAGCTTTAAAGTTTTTATCAAACTCTATTTGTTCTTTCTTGTAAAGGTCTGCTCTACCTTTTTGGTAGCCTTCTAACATGCCATTCATGGCATACATAGAACGCTGCGCATCACTCTTGCCGACAAGCATTCCAACAATGTTGATGAGAGAGAACATAGCCGCTAAATCTGTAGCAGTGTCTTTTGTAGGCACAAAAGCCATATTAGACATTTCTTCACGGGCTTCCTGTAGAGTTTTTCTCTCTGGCATAGCCTGTATTTCTTTTGAAAACTTATCTAAGTTTTCTACTTTCATCTTTGCTTCTTTTGCTGTTTCTTGCCTCTTTGCTTCTTCAATATTAATATCAGCTTGTGAAACATCAAAAGCCGCTTTTGATTCTGCATCGCTTAATTCACTCAAAATAGGGCCAATTTCAGCACCGCCAAGCATCCCTTTTGGCGTTGGCTCAGGTTGTGTCAGTGCTGCCAATTTAGGCAACTTTGGCATGACTGGCATCTTTGTAAGGTCGCTGAGTGAAGTAGTAGCCATTATTGTTGGACTCCGTATTGAATCACTGTAGGTGTACCTGCCACTGTACGAATGATGTTATTGAAATAACTGGAGGTCAGTTGATTTGCAAACTGGTCAGCTTGCAAGCCTGTTTTGATAGCGCCAAGAGCAATTTCGTCACCAATACTGGTCAACTTCATACCGTAATCATTTTGTTGTTGCAGTAATTGATTACGAATAGCTTCAACTCTTGCCGCACTTTGTTGTGCGCCTACACCACCACGAGAAGAGGCGGCTTGTGCAGCTTGTGCTTGTGCAGCTTGTAACTGCTGTCTAGCTACAGGAGTAAGTTCACCAGCTTGGGCTTGACGTTGTAGTTCAGCACCTTTTGCTTGAAAGGGTCGTGCTAGAGCTTGCATTTCAGCTCTACCACGTTGACCTGATTCTGCTGCTTTTCTAGCCGCTCTTTCACCTAAAACAACTTGAATGCCTCCTAAACCAAGTCTTGCAAGAGATTCTTTACTCATGCCTGTTGATTTAGAAATTTTATCTATTGCTGATAATTCTTGAGCAGTTTTAGGTTCTTGTGGTGCTTCAGGTTGAGGAACCCGAATAGTTGTTGGAAGCTGTGGTGTTGTGTACAAACGATTAGGGTCTGCTTGAAAACCTTGACCTTCTGAATATGGTTGAGCAAAAGGTTGTGCCCTTGGTTGCATTCCATATGAGGCTTGACCCATGCTGTAATAATCTTGAGGGGCAAATGAAGCCTCTTGCACAGGTGCTGGCGCTTCTACTTGTGCAACAGAAGGAAGTAAAGTTAATTGTGGCGCTGATTCTTGTGTTACGTTTCCAATATCGTAGGCAGTGTCTTCAGTAAATCCATACCCTTGCTCTTGGAAAGAAGGAATACCTGTCTCTGGGTCAGGCATACCGCTACCACCTCTGTCTTTCAAGAACCGTGCTTCTTCAGGAGTAATGTAGGCAAGCATGTGGTTCTCAGGTGCTTTTTGTTGCAGCAGTCGAGCGATTTGACGCACATCTGCACGGACACGAGTCATGTTTTTAAGTGTTGCCATTTATAGTCCTAACGCATCTTTAAGACGCAAAGATTCTTCGTTCCACACAGTCTGACGCTTTTTACCTGACTCTTTACTTTCTATCTCACCCCTACCCCCTAATCCTACAGAAGTGCCTGTAGTTGTGCTAGAGGTAGGTATTCTCTCTACTGTTGTGCCAAGCGACTGCGACAAAGTAGATGGTTTTGTACCACCATAAATGAACAAATTAGGCCTATACCGACCTTGTTCGTCTACAGGAGACTTGCTTTCTTGGGAAGAAGCATCTGACTCAGGAGTTCCCGTTACAGACACATCTGGCAATGTAATGTCTGTATCTTGTATTGTTGGTTCTCTTGTTCCTGTGACTGTTACTTCTTTGAGAGAAGGTGTTGTTTCACGCTGACCAGTAACAACAACAGTTCCGTCAGGCTGTCTGCCACGAACAGATACATCAGGAGAAACAATAGAAGTGTCTTGTACGGTTGGCTCACGCCGACCAGCAACAACAACATCTCCTAATTGTTCACCAGAATCAGAAGCTGTATCTCCACCAGCCGCAGCCAAACCTTTTTTTGCTCTTTCAAGTGCTGCGTCTTTAGCCGCTTGTTGGGAAGAAAGCTCACCAGCCGCACCTACTAAAGCACCAGTAGTACCGCTAGTAACAGCGCCACCTGCCGCCGCACCCGCTACACGACTTGTTTCACGGCTTACATTTACACCCTGCAAAGCAGAAGTCAAACCAGAACCTGTCAAAGCCGCAGCCATGTTTCTTTCAATATCTGCTTTAGTGCCACCTGATGCCGCAGTCTTTGCCGCAGAAGCGCCTATAGATGTAAGAGCATCTGCAACTTGTGTAGAGCCAACGTAAGGCAATATGTAATCTGCAACCTGTGGTGCACCTGTATTTGTAATTGCATTTACAGTTGCTGACTTTAATGCTTGCTCAAAAGGTACACCTTGGGCTGTTTGTACAGCAGTAGATGCAAGAGCAGTAGCAACAGCAGTTTGATAAGCCGCAGGTACAGCCGTTAAATAAGGGCCTAAAGAAGAAGCAATGCCTGGCATGTAATACGCCATAGCTATTTGAAAAATAGGGTTTGGTAAAACTTCTTCTTTTACAACATCTTCAATTCTAGCCACGGCTTGTGGAACTATTGCAGGTGCTGAAACTATGTTACCAAGTGTACTTCCAACTATGCTGCCAAAGCCTGGAGGTTTGTAGCCTTCAGGTATTTCTTCTTTGGGAATCATAAAATGAGTTGCGCCACCACCTGGGTTGACCATCATTACCATATCAAACTCCTAAAGCCGTTGCTATCTGTTGATGAATAGTTTGGTGAACACCAATCCAGTCATAGAAATCTTCTTCTACATTCCAATCACTGTCGAGCAACTGAAAGGGATTGTCCAAGCCAAGAACACTTGCCAGCCTCTGATGCTCTTGGTTATGCACAAAAAGCCAGTCATCCAAGTTATCGTAGTCAGCATCTGTTAACGGATACTTTTGCACAGCAATACCGTTATCTCCCAAGATTTCGTAGAACAACTGGTGCTGTACACCATTTTCAAACAAAAACTCTCCCAGTCCGTCCTTGTCGCCGAACTTTACGTATGAGAGCACCTCCATGTTCAAGATTTATCTGCCTTGTTGTCTAGCTTGTCGAAGATTTGTTTGAGGATGCTTTTGATTTCAGTGATGTCAGAGCGGTAATCATCTTTTGCCACATACTCTTTAGGAAGTTCATTTAACTTGTCCTCCAGACGTTGAATTTGCTTTGTCGTGTTGTTGAAAACATAGACAGCAAGAAAGCCAGCAATGCTGACTACGATGTTGAAGATTTGTTGGTTATCCATGTTAGACAGCGTAGTAAGGGACTTTTACTACTGTCCCGTTAAGGTTGACTTGCATAAAACCAGCAGGTTGCAAAGGCAAACTTGCTATGCCATATGTTGCAGTTGCAGTTGTGTTTCCTGTGAAATTGAACACAGCAGCATTGGTAGTACCTCCAATAATAGTTACGTTGGCTACAGTCAGGTTGCCTACGTTACTAGTAGTGCCACCTAACGTGAGGGTAGTGTTACCAAGCGTTAGGGTGCTATTAGCTAAACCATTATTTGGAATTGTTAATGATGCTGTTACAGGGCTTGTATTGTTGGCATACATGTATCCTGTAAGGGTTGTAACTGTTAAGCTGGTTACGTTTGTTGTGTCACCTGCATCTACTTTTTCCCAAATACTTCCGTTAAAGACTGCCCAGTCCCCCACACCCCACAAGGTAGTGCCATCTAGATTGGTAGAGCCAGCTACAGACACAACATAGTAGTCACCTTTAGTGCCTACGCTAGAAACAAGCGTGGGCGTGTTGGTGCTTGCATTCCAAGTACCTTTGTAATTAAGAGCGCCTATAGTGTTGATGACTGAACTGACTGTCTTTAACATGATTACATCCCATCGCCGCAAGTAATGTATACAGCCGCAGTACCACTGACAGTGATACCAGTAAAGTAAGCGTTAGGAACAAACGAGAGAACCTCATCTGTGCCTGGCAATAAAGGTATAGATGTACCTGTGGTGGTAATTACCGCAGTGTTGGCAGTCGCACCAGCAGCAGTATCTCCGTAGCCTAGAAACACAGTTACAGAGCCGCTATTGATGATGCGATACTGGTTACCACCAAGAGTGGTAGAGACTGCTTGTATAGGCGTAGGAGCAGATGTAGCGGCAGTAAAGACTACCGTGTTACCTGTCTTTGTAAATGCTTGTGTACCCATTATTCTGTCACCTCATCTGCGGGTAGTGGTGTGTTGCCCTCTGCAAGCCACTTTAGGTAGGCTTGGTAGTCTGTGTTGGCAGGGTCAAATGGAACAAAGGTCATTGACCCGTCTGTCTCAATACGAGCAACTACAATAGGCCCGCCGCCATAAGGGTGGTTTACAAGTTTCCAGTTCATAGTTCTGCGCTCCCTGCGATGATGTAGCTAGTTCCGGCACTTGTGCAAACAGCACTCGTTGTTAAACCTGTATCTGCACTTACGATACTAGTCCCAATATTGTTTACTGACACCTGAAACACGTTGCTCACTGAGTTCGCGTTTACCGCCGCCCTTCCAAGTTGTTGAACAGCGTTTGTTCCGTTAAATAACACGCCACTTGATGACGGTGCTGCGCGTTTCTCTACCTTCCAAGACCACACCAAATCCATGTTTGATGCGCTACTAGCGCGACCAATGCCATAACCTGTTTGTTCATAGTACCTCTGACACAAAGCCAACTCAGTCCCATACGGCCTGTAATCAAAGCTAGTTGCTGTTGAGCCTTTTTCAAGCTGTACGCCTGTGATGTAAAGGGTGGCTCCTGATGTGCCAACTACTGATGTTGCGCCTGTGGCTGAAACATAGTTTGCTCCAGCCCATGCACCAGATGTTCCGCTAAATGTTGTACCAGTACCAAGACTAAATACCACTTGCGCTCCAACACCATTGGTAGTTAACCATGTGCCACTTGTGTCGCCAGCAATTGTTATGCTCTTTTGTTCCCAAGTGTTAGCAACGCTGATTGTGTATGTAAAAGGATAGGAGCGGTCTAAAGCGCTGTTTTGTATTGACCCGCCGAATGTTCCTGTTAATGAACTACGAACCCAAAAAGATAAATTTACGGTCACCGCAGATGCTGAACCCCAATTAAAATCAGCCATGTTTAGGCCCTCAATCCTTTGAACTACTAAATAGTAATCAGTAGCTGAAAGTGAAGTAGCGGCAGAAGATGTATTTCCCAAATAGTTTATAAACCCTGTTGGTCTATTAGCGGCGCTTAAACTTCCAGCGTTTTGTTGCGATGTAAATTTTGATGTTACAGAGCCAAGGTTAAACCATCGGTCAACAACAAACGTATTTCCAACTATTTGCGTAACACTCGCCCCCGCATTCCTTTGGTCAATCACCATCGCGCCGTTGATGATGCGGTTCTTAAAGCCGTAGTAGCCAGTGGTTGTTCCTGTGCCACCATTAGCTTCTGGTAACAAACCAACTGCGGTGCTTACGTTTGCCGCAATGTTGGAAGTACCACTGCTAATAGTGACGTTAGTGAGCGTCACATTACCAAGACTGGTAGTTGTGTTACCAAGATAAACAGCAGTGTTGCCAAGCGTAATCGCAGTAGCAAAATTCTGGTCAAGTTGCGATAACGGGATTGCCGAAGTCGCAGTACCGAAAATATTAGGAACAGCCATTTTAAAACCTCACTCTCAATTCGTGTTCAAACTCGATTGTGTTTACAGTAAATGCAGGGTCAGAAGAAGTCATCGTCAACCCCAAATACTTACCATACTGTTGTGCATCTGACTTATACAAGGCGTACCCCGCACTCGTCAACCACCCTATTGTCGTAGAAGAATTGTTCACCCATGTAAGAGTAACATTCTGATTGTTAAACCAGGTCACACTGTTGTTAAGGGTGTACACAGGGCTAGAACCACTCTCACTATCAACAGTCACATTAAACGTACCGCCTGTAGTAAGAGTAGCCTCAATACCAAACTTCAACGCCTGTTTGGTACGGATTGGGTCTTTCATAGGAGACAAAGAAGTCTGTATTTCTGAGGCAACATTTGCAGTTGCATCCCCGTACAAACGGAAAAGTGCAGTGTTTGTCACTCCATACAAGTTTATCAAGCCACCTACAGGTGCAGATGACAAATAACGTAATGCACCCTGACTGGTGATAAACCACTTCTTCTCAAAAAACACGCACTGTACAAACCTATCTCCCGTGGTTGTTGGGAAAGTAGGCAACAAATAGAAGTTAAAAGCCGCACACAGGATGTTATTCAACAAGACTTGACCAGCAGTTACAGGCTTGGTGAAGTCTATAAACGGGAAAATACCATCTAGTTGGTCAGAAATCTTGCTTGTTGTTGAACCTACAAGGGCATACACCCCGTAGTTATTCATAAACAACACAGAACGGAAGTATGGGAAAACCGCATATTTCAGCTTGCTACCAACAGAAGCAGACACGTTTGTGTTTGTGAATAGTGTTTCACCTGTATTTGTAATCCTGACATCTGAAAAGACGTTAATACTGTCCTCTCCGTAGATGTAGAGAAAGTTGTTGGCAGACACCATGTGTTGGATATTTCCACGCAAGGTAGAGTCAGTAATAGTCTCAGCACCCGCAGAAATAGAAGTAAAGTCAGTAGGACTTGTTGCAGAGGAAAAAGTTACTGTACGCCCTGTAGACACCCACACACGACCAGAAAAGGTAGCAACGCTGGATATTTCATTCAGATTAGGAACACCTATAACAGTCGCATTAGCGTTGCCTGTAGGCGTAGGTGGTGCAGCTATAGTTACAGTAGGAACACTTGTGAAGTTATTCCCCACATTCGTCATGATAACTTCTATAACAGAGTTACCAAACACAATAGAAGTAGCAGTGGCATTTGCTCCACCTCCACCAGTAATGGTTACAGCGGGAGGAGAGGCGGGGTTATAGCCAGAACCACTGTTGGTTACTTGTATATATAGCGCACCTTTAGTAAAGGTCAGCAGTTGAGCAATAGCATTAGCACCACTGCCGCCTCCACCTGTGATAGTCACTGATGGTGCAGCGGTATATCCGCTACCACCTTCTGTAACTGCTATAGAAGTTACGGCATTTGCTGTGATTGTTGCTTCTGCTGTAGCCTGTGTACCATTTGTTTGGTTAGGCGCAGAGATGGTAACTGCTGGTGCAGATACGTAACCAGAACCTCTCGCAGTCAAACCTATCCTGCCTACACCACCAACATTAAGTAAGTCAGTACCATCCCAAGAAAAGAGGCCTTTATTGGGGTCACCTATATATACTTCTTCGTTTTTCCACTGGGCTGTAGACACATTGGCAGAAGAGAAAGTGCCTGTCACACCTACATTTCCTACAGTGCCTGTATCTATGACTACATATTGCGCTCTTCCATCTTCTTGGAAAGCTAGCAAATAGTCATCTAATCCAAGATTGGTATTTGTAAGAGTAGAGACTGTGTTACCAAAAGATATAGCGTTATTACCACCATCCTTAACTGTGACTTGAGCAGGAACAATCTTTATGTTGCCAAAGCCAATAGGCATGGCATTTTCTATCCACGAAAACTCTTCGTCATCAATGGCTGTCCTGTTGGACTTGGTGTTTAAGCCCTTGAAGTTCTTATAGACAGCATAAGATTTCTTTTGCTCTGCTGCTGCCATGATTAGAACGTAGAGTAGGGGTCAGGGATTCTGCGTGTATACACAGAGTTCAACACTGCTTGGATTTGCTTTGCATACTCTTGCTTGTATATCTCAGCTTCTCCATAGCTCTGCTCTTTGTACTTGGCTTTGTAAGCTGCATAAAAAGCTACAGGCGTAGTGTAGGGGTCTTGTATTTGGTCATTAGCATTAGGCGTGTTCAAACTTAGCGCAGTAGGCAAGATAGTGCTATCTATCTCCACCACATAGGCTTGGTCAGGAACAGGGCCAATATAGATAGTGTTTTGTCCGTAGACAGAGAAACATACAGGTCTGCCTACATAGTTTTGATAGTAACGCAACTGTGCATTGAAGTTTGACCAAGGCAGATACCGCAAAGGAATACGGCTGTTACCCCAATAGATATTGACGTTAAGAATGTCTAAAGTTGTACCAGTAGAAATAGTGGCGTAGGGAATAACTTCCGCAGGGCCAGAATATAGCAAGGTGGCAGTGCCATCTGTGAATGGAGTAGATGGTGGGAAACTGTAGCCAGAAGCGGGATACGCTGGCGCAGTAGAACCAAGCACACCACTTACAGTTACTTCATAAATGAAAATGCTGCTAAATACAAATTCACCAGCAGTAACAGTAGCACCCGCAGTCCATAGGGTTGCGGCTACTCCTGTAATAGAAATTGGGGTGGCAGTTATTTGCAGGGTGCGTAAACACCCCGTATCTCTCGCTACTCGCTCACGGGCATCGTTGATGTAGTCCGTTAGCTCCGAGGTAGACCAGAAGACAGAGTTTGCATCATGCAATAAACGCTGTACTTCCGTGATGTAGGAAGAGAGAGTTGCCATGTTACCTTCATGTTAAGCAACCCTCTGATTGACTTTTCCCCCAACGGATTTCTCAATCCGCAAGGGTACTACGCCAACCGCCGAGGGTAACGAGCGGTTCTTT